GAGGTAGCGGCATTAGCTGCTGAAGTAGAAGCAGCGGTAGCTGAACTACCAGCGCTAGAAGCACTAACGGTAGCATTGTTTGCTGAGTTATTAGCACTAGTCTGTGAAGAAAGAGCAGCGGCAGCACTAATAGCAGCTGCGGAGGCGGAGGATAAGGCCTCAGCGGCAGGGTATTCCCACCCAGTACCGTTATAAAAGCCTAGTTGTGCCGTGTTAGTATTAAAGAAGATATCCCCAACAGTAAGGGGGTCGTTATCGTTGTCTAGGGTTGGTTCTGCACTCTTAGCACCAAGGAAGATATCATCGAAGATATCCAAGATACTAGCTACACTTGCAGCGTTAGAAGCAGCGCTGTTAGCAGAAGCGACTGCAGCAGCAATGTAGTTAGAACCACCAAGGTTAATGTCAGAGACTAGTTCACCAGCAGCGGTTGAGATGACAACGTGGAAGTCTTCACTCCCATCGATGTAGGCACTAGTTACAGAGTCACCCTTAGTTCCTTGCCCACCAGTGCGGGAAAGGGAGAGGGCTAATTCCGAGCTTGTTAAGGTTAGTGTATAGGACATTATACGGTCTCCGTTGGGCTATAGCGAACCTCTACTAGGCCCCGCATGGGTTTCCATACCTGTTGTAGGTTGCCTACACCAGTATCAGATATTTCTAATCCAATATAACCATAGACAGGCTTATCTGGAGTAGGCTGGATGTCCCAACTGTCAACGAGGGTTGCAGGGAAAACAATTTCAAATTGGTTATCACTAGGAGTAGTGTCAATAATAGGCAGAGTAGTAACCGTCACGGTAGCATCTTCTGCGAAAGGGACTGCTTCGTCTCCAACGTTAGCTGCTTCAACGATTTTAGCTACAATAGTGTAGCCTGTAAGGTTAGCTACCCAGCCTACGGTGATAAGTGTTCTTACTTGTTCACCCTTAACCAGCGATATAAGGACGTTACCATCATCAGAGATGAGATCCTTACTAGTGGACGTAATTTTAGTTCTAGCCATTGTTTTCCCCTTTGTCAATCCTCAGATGGACTTGTTAGATCTATTTTTTATTTTTATTTTTATCAACGTTAGCCTGTTTAGCTGCCTGTAGTTCTTTGGCAGTAACAGTATCCTTCTTAGAGATAACTTTACCTTGTAGTTTTACAGCCATGTTATTTTCCTAACAAAAAGGTTTAACCATAAGTTTATTAAGCTGATGTATTAACTGCTTTTCCTGGTGCATAGCTACGAATTGTGCTTACTTTTCTTAGTTTTCTTTTTGGTAACGCAAACCCACGGCTATAGCTGCCACGGCCTTTACTACGAGCAGTAATGAAGGCGTTACGGATCTTGGATTTAGTGCTAGTACCACCCTTGTAAGAGCTTGAAATCTTTCTACCTTTACGGGCCGCTGCAGAAGCAGCAACAGCTTTTAGAATGTTTTCTTTAGCGGCGGCGATTTGTTTAGAGCTACGTGAACCAGCGCCTTTAGCAGAGTTAACTGCATTCTTAGCAGAAGCAAAGATGCTAGTTTTAGCTTTATTAAGAGCAGCCTTACGTTTAGCCTTTGTATCAACTTTACCAACAGCACCACCAATAGCTCCTGCTATTTTTGTACGAAGACTTGGTTTAGCTTTGTTAAGTGCGGCTCTTCGGTTAGCAGCGGTACGGCCTGGAGTTTTATTCATACCTGTCTTAGGGGCACCACCAGCGCCAACACGGGCAGCGTTAGCAGCTGCGCTCTTAGATTTATTAGTAGTACCGCCTATATCGGCACCAGTAGACTTACCAGCAAGTCCAGGGTTAATAGCAGCACCATTCTTAACTTGGCTCATTTTGCCGTTAACAAACTTCCAGCTGTAACCTGATTTTAGTTTAGTAGCCATATCATTAATTCCTTATTCTTATTTTTATTTAAAATTGGAAGCCCCTACTAACAACAGAAGTACCCGCCCTAATGGGCCAAAGGTATTCTACAGCATAGCGTAATGCGTCCGACCAGTGTTCAACACCTTCTTTTTTATCGATAGTAGCTAAGTCGGGATTGGACTCTACCCACTGGGTACGCTCAATAGACCTAATAGTATTAACACAACGAGGGTGGATCATTAAGTCAATATCACCGTTAGCGTTCTTAAACTTCTTATTAACACAAGCAACAGAGTCAATAAGAGGAGGGGCTTTATTATGCGCCCTAGTAGCAATGCGATGAGACTCTAGAATCTTAAAGTCTGTAATACCAACCGCTGCAGAAGTCTTCCTAGCACGCCCAGAAGGGTCAGGGTAGGAGATAATACGATGGTTTTTATATTTATTTGAGATAGTGATAGCCAGTGACTCTGTGTCGGGGTGTCCTTGCATCTCATCTAGGATGTGCATTTGGTTACCACGTACAGCAAAGATAACAGAGGCCATAATACCTACGTTAAAGTCGATAGCCACATGGACGTCTTCCTCTGTATCAAAGTAGGGAAGGTTCTTGTCAATGTGGTCTTGTCTGTTAAATGTATAGAAGACGTTAGTACCAGAGTCTTCAAAGCTAGCAGTATACTCCCTAGCAAACTTTAGAGGGTCTAGTGTTAGCTTAACTCGCTCGATCTCTGCCTCATCTAAGTAAGGAGAGTCTTGGTGAGTATAGTGATAGCTTTTCCAGTTATCGTCTGTGTCCTGTCTGTTATACATCTCATAGAAGTAGTCATACCCATGAGGGGTACTAATAATCAAAGCACGACCAGCCTTAGCCCCAAACTTAGAGGCGTTCTGAGGAGACCAACGAGTACTAATACAAGGTTGGATAATAGACTCCCAAGACTCTTTAAGGTTCATACCAGCGCCCTTCCAAGAGGTCACCTCGTCACAGACTACAAAGTACTGCCCTGTACCCCGCATACGCTGAGAGGCTTCATAAGACCAGAGCTTTAGTTGTACGTTGTTAGGGAACCAGAAGGTACCAGCAGCCTTAGAGGCTTTATCGGCATAGTCCTCCATGCCTAACTGCCAAGCTATTAGAGGGTAGTAGATGTCTACAGCCTGTGAGTAGGTAGGCGCAATTAGTGCTACGTTCTTATTAGGAACATCAGCGTCTAGATCCATAAGTTCCTGTACAGCAATAATAGCAGCGGTGGCAGCAAGGTAAGACTTACCAAAGCCACGACTAGCATTAACAACTGAGTAACGACAAGTATTCTTGACAAATAGGTCTCTGATGACCTCCGACTGCTTCTCATGTAACTTTATCTCTGACATTATGTGTTTCTTTTCTAGGGCTAATTCTTCGGAGCGTTAGCCATCTTTTCTACTGAACTACGAATAGCTTTTATGTTTTCATCAATACGGGCCATAGAGACTGCTTGTGTTT